TCTTTTGAACCCTCCTTTCTTCGCCTCCGTTTTGGCCTTCATCTTAGCATCCCGGTCCCGCTCTTTGGCCCGCCTTTCTTTGATCTCAAAGTAGGCCCGCCATTCCGAAATATCTCGACTAGTTAATTGCTCCAGCATCCATCTCACACTCACACAATGGAGATGCTCCGCTAGTTCGAAGTAGAAGTATCTGCTGGAGTTTTGGTCAAGTTTTTTTCGAGCTCCTCCAGATCCGTATTGGAGAGCCCACTGAGCCGTTGTGCGACGGAGAAAATCCGGTCAAGAGCCCGCGCTGATTTCTTGCCGAGGGCCTCGATATCCGCCGGGGCAAACATCAGGGTTCCGCTCTCGTCCACAACCGAGATGGCACAGAACCGAGCCCGGATATTCTCCCGCTTGAAGGTAATTTCGGATTCCCGCCCAGGCTTCGGTTTCAACTCAAACAGGCTGTTTTCCCACGCATCCCGTTCAGTCCCGGTAAGGGCTTTCACATACACGTACCCGCCCCATTCCGGGCATTCGACTTTCTCCTTCTGGGTATCGTTCGCATTCAAAATCTCCGCCCGTGTCAGTGCTTTCATCACTACCGCCCCTTTCTAAGACGACTATCCAAACGCGACAACATTATTGTCGGCATCCCTGCTCCCTTCGAACTCGACTGTCCCGTCAAATTCCCCATCGGCCACTGCTTGGATCCCCCGTGTACTGAGCAGTGCCCAGCACTTCACATCAAACGTTCCCCCGGTATCGCTCCAGAATTCGAGAATGACAATCGTTCCAGCGATCAGGTAATCCATCAGCGTCGTGTCGGTTGTTACCCATTCGGCCAGCGACCCGGAGATATCTTTGATCGTCCGGATCTTCGTCCGGTACTTGTGCGTCTGCCCGAAATCGGTCTTGTCTACAAGGGTTTGACCGAGCACGTAACTATACGAATGGGCTTCCGCAACCGCGCTCAGCGGGAGGTATGTCCCGGAGATCCGGACAGTCCTGGCCAACGCAGCCCCAAACGTCACTTTCCCCTCGATCCGGTTCTTGGTCGTATCCCCGTCAGCCGCCGTTGGATAGAATGCAATGCTATCACCGTCTGTCTGGGACGTGACCGCCGCGACCGTGAAGTTGTCAACATCAACATACGTAACCAGCCTGGCTGCTGATCTCGTGATATTATAAACCAAATCGTTTGTCACGAGCCCATGACCAGTCACTTTGATGTTCGTCGTTGTCGTCCCAGATTCCGCCGCATGGTTCGCGGTGAAGACATGCACACGGATCGTACCCGTCCTGTCAAGAACTCGCTTTGCGGTGTCCGTGATCTGATAGGTCGTATCGTCCGAGGAACTTGTCGCCTCACCAACAGCATCGACCCCTGCCCCGATCACCTTAATCTGACATGTCTGTCCTGATTTAGCCACTTACCTCACCTCCTCTCACGATACGACCGACACATCGCCATTGCCCGAGAATTCGAAGGCAATCTCGACAGCGCCGTCCGCCGTAGTATTGACAGTAATCGTCGATACCTTGATAAGCTGTTTCCAGCCGTCCGCCGCATTCACAAGGATCTTGATATACAGATCCGTGTCATTGAGCCATGCAGACCGGATTGCAATCTGCCCGGTCGTATCCAGCTTGTCCCAGAACCCGCTTGCCCGATACGCGATGTCCCGCAACGCCTGGATCCGGCCGCGATAATCATCCCCGAACTTTGAGATATCGATGTTTTCCCCGCCTGCGTCCATCGACAAGGCATTCATCTCATCGACTGCGTAGTATGTAATGTCATCCGTACTGACATTAACTGACGCCGCGCTCCCTGGTAACGCCATCGCAAGTCACCCCCTTTCCTCATCCGGTATTGGCTTAAGGCACATCCGAGATATCGCCGGTGCCTTCGAGGTCGATTGCTACCTCAACTGCACCGTCAACCGCAATCGTGAGGTTGAACCCCGCAACCCGGACCTGCTGGGACCACCCGTTTGTGCCATCGACAAGGACCATGATATAGATCGCCGTGTTCCCTGCATAGGCAGCCCGGATCGCCACCTGCCCGTTCGTGTCATCCTTATCGTAGAATCCACCCAAGGCATAGGATGCATCCTTGATCGCCTGGATCCGCGCACGATAATCGTCCCCGAACTTCGTGATGTCAATGTTCTCGCCGTTCGCATTCATCGACGCACTATTCAGTTCGTCAACTTCGGTCCAGTCTGCCCCGTTGACACTTGCCTTGATTACTGCACTACTCCCCGCTATTGCCATCGCCAACTACCTCCTTCGCTTCATCGGGTTTTTCAACCCATTCATAATCGCATAACTTGCATCGGTAACGTTTTTCATTGCTACCGAGGACGGACAGGTTCAATCGATAATCCATCGGGTGCTCACACTTTGCCGGCTCGACGGTCGGCGCATTTGCCGAATCCGTCAGCTCTTCAAGGATTGCATCCGCCAGGTCTCGAATTGAAATCAACATTCTTATCAATGTATCCTGCTTCATAGCCCCTCCCTATATCTGGACAATCACCCGGTATCTTGCTATAATATGCCTCGTCAAACCATTCTCCTCCATCAACGTCTGTGCATCCTCGTACCGGCAATATACCGTGTTCGTAAATCCCGTCACCGTAAACGATACATAGTCGAGCAGGGTGTTTAGCCTTGCCAGGATATCCGCACACCGCTTGATCCCCCAGGTTGTGTCCGTGTCGAGGCTGTATATATGCAGCGATACCGTGACATCCTTCCCCTTCTTCCCGAAACAGTTGAACCGCGTTTCTGTCCATTCTCCGATTTGGACGTAGGGAAGCGCTGTCCCCTGGGGCACTTTATCATAAACCCCGCCCGTCGCCAATGCCAACAGCGTTGAGTCGTTATAGATCAGCGAATATAGTTTTACGGCAATCGCATTGATCGCTGAGTCGGGCATCAATACCACTCCGGTTTCTGTTTACTGATCGTGCTTTTCTTGATCTCTTTGATCTCCCCGCAAGTTTCACAAACGAGCCGATCCGTCCGCGTCCATGTCACCCGCTTGGAGTCGTCGGTTGCATCGAACGTCTTGTCGATCTTTTCCAACCGACGGTACTTGTGGATGTGAGTAGGCTTGTTCGGGCACTCCTCACAACTTTCCGGTAATGGGGCCCCGAGTTTCCATTTCGCCATGTCTAAATCCCCCTTGATGCATCCCGGACGGCAAGTGCTAGTGCCTTCCGCATGTTCTCATTGTACTGAGGTCGTTCCATCTCGAATGCAGGGAACAAGTATGGATGTGGCTTCATCCCACGTGTTCTATGCCACCCGGCGTATTTCCCGGATTCTACTTTATACATCCAAGGTGTTTTCCGACCATCGCCCCCAGCTGCATAGATCCCTGTCCCGTATTCGACGTATGGCGCATACTCGAGATTCGTCCCGACCTCTGCCCCCAGCCAACCATCCGTCCCTTTCGCAGTTAGACTAGCCCGCAATGTACCAAGATCGACCGGTGCTTTCTTTTTGGCTTCCCGAAGAATCGTCATCGAAGACTTCTTGACAACGGCCTTAACCCCTGCACGACCCTCATCCGTCAGCCGGCGTAGTGCTCGTTTCACTTCTCGATCATCGACCTCAATAGTGAATTTCATACTGTCTCCTTCAAAAATACCCGCAGCCGGATGTTTCGTTGATCTTTGTTCTTCTGTCCCTCGATCTCGAACACCCGGGTCAATACCCGGAACCGGTCCTTGTCCTGAATCGTAATCCCGATCGGGTAGTCGACATAGAATACATGCGTTGCGTCTGCCGCAATTCGTCCAGCAAACTCCCGTTCCCTCTCGTCAATCGTTACGAGCGTTCCTGTGATCGCCCGGACCGAATACCATGATACCGTTGCCCCACCCTGGCTGTCGGAGACCGGCGTCGAATACCGCTCTAGTGTCAGCGTCGTCTTTGGTCCAATCATACCCTATGCCTCGTATAATACCCTAACATCCGGGCAGCCTCTTTCGGAATATCCATGGATAAACTTTGATCACCATTTGCGGATACGCCCTCGAATGTTGCCTGCAGCCCTTCGATCGAATACCCCTTCAAACCGAACGTTTCTTCCATCCTTCGCTGGTAGATATACTTGATGATAATCTTAATGGCCATTTCCAAATCATCCGGCATGTCGGCTGCCGCATACCCGGCCGTGTAATCAACCCGGATATTTTTGTACCCGCTCGGCCAGCCCGCCGAACGGAATATCTCACCCCGGTCCGGCATGACCGTGAAGTCGCCCAGGGCCTTGTCCGGGATTTTCAGGTAGACTGAGGTGCTATCGATACAACTCATCCCGAACTGCTCGATCAGTTCTGTCGAGGCGAAGCTGTCGTATGCCGTAGCCGTCACGAGCGCATACCACCCGTTCCCAAGTGCGTTGATCGCGGCAGCAATCTCTGAAATCGTCGCATAGGTTGCAAACAAGATGGTACTGTCAGCCACCCCATCCTTTGTCAGCACCAACCCGGTCGATGTCACAGCTACCACCGCCGAAGTATATTCTGCCGTGTTATAGATCTGGATCACATCAATGTAACCGGCAGCGATTCTTGTAATGGCGGTAATCGGGTACTGCTTCAGCAGGAGGTATTGGCTTCCGCGCCCGGAATAATATTCCGAATAGCTCTGGCTCTCAAAGTTTCGCCGACAAAGCGAGGTCTGAACCCACTTCTCCACGGCATCCCGAATTACTTCAACAATCGCCGTCGGATTCGCACAGGCATTATCACTTGTAATCGTCTGTGCCGCTGTATGATTTGCGTCAAACCCCAAGGTCGATCCGGCATCGCTGCCAGAATGGGTATAGGCTATCGTCTTCCCGGATCCTGCATCGATCGTAAACTTCCGGGTCGTGCTACTCCAGGAAACGGCAAAGGTAATGACACCCGTCCCCGTCAGAGTGTTATTGGCATTCATCGCTGTCTGTAAAGCAGTAGCAAGGGCGGCCCCTTCATACGTCCCGTCCGGGATATCGATCGTGACCGGACCGCCCGAGCTACTCGTGAAGACCATCCCATCATTCCCGGCAGTG